TGGACCGCTGACTACTTGATGAAGACCAACCGGGTGCAGCGTTGTTTGATTCTCTGCCCGCTCTCGATCATGCACTCAGCGTGGATGCAGGACTTACGCAACAGCGTGATTCACCGAAGCGCAATCGTTGCCCACCACACGCAAGCCACCCGCCGTATAGAGATGGTGCAGGGCGACTATGACTTCGTAATTACAAACTACGATGGGCTGAACCTGATCGCTGACGAGATCAACAACGACGGGCGCTTCGATCTAATCATTGTCGACGAGGCCAACGCATACAAGAACGTCTCGACCAAGCGGTGGAAGTCACTGCAAAAGATTCTCAAGCCCGACACAAAGCTTTGGATGATGACGGGAACCCCTGCGTCTCAGTCGCCCCTCGATGCGTACGGGCTGGCTAAACTGGTCAACCCCACCGGTGTGCCCAAGTTCTTTACGGCATGGCGTGATGTCACGATGAACAAGATCACGATGTTCAAGTGGATCCCCAAGATCGATGCGCAGGAGAAGATCCACGAGGCACTGCAACCAGCAATTCGTTTCACCAAAGCCCAGTGCTTGGATCTGCCGCCCGTCATTACCGAGACCCGTGAGGTGCCGCTGACCCCCCAGCAGAAGAAGTACTACAACATGCTCAAGGAGCAGATGCTGGTCAAGGCGGCGGGGGAGACGATCACTGCCATCAATGCAGCCGCTGAAGTCAACAAGTTGTTGCAGATAAGCGCAGGTGCGGCGTACACGGACAACGCGGAGGTAGTGACATTCGACTGCTCCCCCCGGTTAAACGTCCTGATGGAGGCGCTGGAGGAAACGAATCGGAAAGTGTTGGTGTTCGCCCCCTACCGCCACAGCATCGACACCATCTACGAATATCTTACTATCAACAACTTTAAGGTAGAAGTTATCCACGGGGACGTAGCCGCAACCAAACGGACGCGAATCTTCAAGAATTTCCAAGAAGAAGCCGAACCCCGTGTGTTGGTGATCCAACCCCAAGCCGCCGCGCATGGCGTGACGCTGACTGCCGCTGACACGGTGGTGTTTTGGGGGCCGGTCATGTCTACGGAAACCTACATACAGTGCTGTGCGCGCTCTGACCGCAAGGGGCAGGGCAGTGACAAGGTGACGGTCATACACATTCAAGGGAGTGAAATCGAGCGCAAGATGTTCAAGCGCTTAGCTGAGCGGGTGGAGGACAACAATATGCTGGTCAGACTGTACGAGGAGTTGCTTGACGAGAAGTAAAATGTTGTACATAATTGTCAAAAATTAGATAGGAGATACACAAATGGAAGACCAAGTACCCCTCGATAAACTTGCAAAAGTTTATCGGAAGATCCGGGATCGGATCAGTAAGTTGACCCAAGAGTACGAGACGGAAGTTGAGACGCTCAAGGAACAACAGCAGGAAATAGCCAACGCTATGAAGGACATCCTTGTGTCCACCGGACAGAAGAGCGCCAACACAGCCGAAGGCACAATCATTCTCGGGCAGAAAACCCGCTACTTCACCAATGACTGGGACAGTTTCAAGAAGTTCGTCCTTGACCATGAAGTGCTGGATCTGTTTGAGAAGCGCATCTCCCAAGGAAATATGAAGCAGTTCCTTGAAGAAAACCCCGGCGTAGTCCCACCGGGCCTTAACTCGGACAGCGAATTGACTGTTACTGTCCGCAAACCATCGAAGTGAAGGAGTAGTCCATGTCAAACGTAGCCGTGTTTAACCCCTCGCAAGTCCCGGCGTTTGCGAAGAAGGGCGAGTTGTCAGCCGTAGCGAAAGCCCTCGCGGGCGATGGTACTGGCGGTACCAAGCGTATCTCCATCAAGGGAGGCGTCTTCCGTCTGGTGGCTGGTGGTAAGCAAGTCGCCTCAATCGAAGAGCGCTACCTAGATGTAGTGATTGTCAATGCCGCACCCAAGATCAGCCGTACGTACTACGGCAGTGCGTATGACCCCGAGAACCCAGCGCCTCCCGACTGCTGGTCGCCTGATGGTGAGCGTCCTGCCTTTGAAGTGCAGAACCCGCAGTGCGACACCTGTGCCTCCTGCCCACAAAACGTCAAGGGTTCAGGTAATGGCGATGCCCGTGCTTGCCGCTTCTCCCAGCGACTAGCTGTAGTGCTTGCCAACGACATCGAGGGCGACGTGCTTCAGTTGACCCTGCCTGCCACCAGCATCTTTGGTAAAGAGAGTGGCGATGATCGTCCGCTCCAAGCCTACAGCCGCTGGCTGGTCGCCCAAAGTATTGGCCCCGATATGGTCGTTACCCGCATGAAGTTTGATACAAAGGCTGAGTCGCCCAAGTTGTTCTTCAAGCCCATGCGTTGGCTGACGGATGACGAGCACGAGACTTGCGCCAAGCAAGGTCTGACTGAAGTTGCCACCCGCGCCATCACCATGACGGTCGCACAGGCAGATGGCGTTGAGACCAAGCCCATCGTTATGGAGGGCAAGCCCCCGAAAGCCAAGGTCAAGACCAAGGCTGAAGAGGCTGAGAGTGACGAAGTAGAAGAGCCGGAGGTCCGTAAGGAGAAAGACGCCCCCGCCCCAGCCAAGAAGAGTAAGTTGTCTTCTGTAGTGGCTGACTGGGATACCGACGACTAACTACTTCGGGGGGAAAGCAGTCTCCTCATTTGAGGTCCGGGTAATGAACACCCCGGTTGCAAGGACTGTAAGTACCCCCACTCATACCTATGCCCTATTCAGACAAAATCAAACAAGCAGTCAGCGAAGCGCCCCCCGGTCTCGGTACGGAGTTGGGACGTTGGGCGGTGCTTCGGGACATTTCAATGCAAAAAATCGCAATGATTACTGGCGCCACTAGGCAGACTGTATACAACTGGTTTACAGGAACGACTGCCGTTACTCCTGCGTATCAGGAGAAAGTGACCGAAGTTATCGATGTGCTACGTCAAACGAGTCAATCGGATGACGCATGGAGGATTCTATGTACGAAATTCAACCTACGTCATTGACCCATGACGAATTGCTTCGCGCCTGCAACAACGTCCTGTCAGGCGAGACGTTGCCACTGATGTACCAAAGGGAGCTTGTCAAACGCTTTGAGTCTTTGCTCAACGAGATAGACGATCTACATGACGAACTAGAAGCCAAATAACACTGAGGGGATCATATGCAACCGCTTGAGTTTCTAGCGGCGGTGCTTCCTTCTTCCGGTGTTTATTGCGCCGCTGAGTTTACGTCACCGAAGAAAGAGCACGTTTACGTCGATACTGTCGACGAGTTGTTGGTAGCCGCCAACAAGATGGCATCCGCTAATAAGGACGCTTATTTTGGTTTGGCTGCTTATAAAGAGAAAGGAACACGTGTAGCAGACAACGCCCGCGTCATGAAGTCGCTGTTCTTGGACTTGGACATTGGCGAGAGCACAAGCAAAAGCAAGAAGTACAGCACCAAGAATGAGGCCGCTGAAGGCTTCAAGGACTTTATGGTGCAGACCGGCATGGGTCAGTTGGGTCAGCCGTTCATCATCAATTCAGGTGGTGGCTTCCATGTGTACTGGGCCTTTGATGAGGAAATTCCTATCGAGCAGTGGAAACCGATAGGGGAAAACTTCAAGCGCCTGTGCCATCAGGAAGGCTTGATTATCGACATGAACGTGCCCGCAGATGCGGCACGGGTACTGCGCGTACCGGGAACCTTCAACTTTAAGGAGGAGACTTCACGCCCTGTCGAAATACTACAGGTAGGCGATACGTTCACCTCGTTCCAACTGGACTCGTTCATCAAGTCCAAACTTAAGGCGCCCACCTACGAAGCCACCGTAGCGAGCCTCCCCGGCAAGAAGCCCAAAGCCGCCAACGCGACAATCACCAAGTTGTTGCAGGAAACCAGTTCTACCTCCTTCAAACAAATTGTCAGTAGAACGAAAGAGGGTACGGGGTGCGGTCAACTCGCCTACTACGTTGAGAACGCCGAGAGCGATGGCATGGAGCCGTTGTGGCGGGGGATGCTGTCCCTAGCGCAGAAGTGCAAGGACGGAGAAAAGGCCGTTATATGGCTGTCCCAACTCCACCCCTACGAACCCGAGCGCATGAACCAGAAACTGCGCGAGATCAAAGGACCGTATGGGTGCTTGAAGTTTGACTCCGAGAACCCCGGCATCTGCACCGAGTGCCCACACTGGGGCAAGATCACCAACCCGCTAGCCCTTGGTCGGCAGTTTGAGACCGAGAGTCAAGCCAAGGAAATCGAGATCCCCCAAGCCACGGAGGACGCGCCTGCACCAGTCAAGGTCAACCGCCCACCAGCGCCCAAAGGCTTCTCGTATGGGAAGAACGGCGCCATCTTCAGGGATCAGAAAGTTGAAGATGCCGATGGCGGGACGCGGACTAAGCAGGTCATTGTCCTTCCCTACAGTTTGTTTGTAGTAAACATCCTGCACCACGAGGGTCAGCATATAGTCCACATGTTGGCGCTAAGACCCGAGGGGGCGAGCGAAGTCACCCTCAACCAACGAGCAGTTGTCTCCAAGGACGAGACGCTCAAAACGCTGGCAGAGCAGAACATCCTCGCCTTCGGTGGGTGGAACGACAAGAACCTGTTTGATTACGTCCGGGCGTGTGTGGAGGAGGCATCGCTGGCTCAGAAGGCGACCAAGGTGCCCGACAACTACGGTTGGCAGACCGATGACTGTTTTGTGTTCAACGAGCGGATCTACGAAGCCAATGAGATCCCCCGGCATGTGCCAATGAAGCCGCTTGCCAACCTCAACCGGGTCTGCGCTCCGATGGGCGACATACAAAACTGGCGCAAGGTCATCAACATGCTGACCGCCAAGGGACTGCACGAGATACTGGCGCTCTCCTTGGTAGGGTTTGGTTCACCCCTGATGCGGTTCACCACCTACGACGGCATCACATTCCACCTTGGCTCAACCGAGTCCGGTACTGGAAAGTCACTGACGCTAGAACTAGCGGCTTCAGTATGGGGGCACCCCACTAAATATAGGGTCAGCAAGTCGACCTCTGAAGTCGCCATGCAACAGCGGCAAGGGCTTCTATACAGCCTGCCCTTGATCTCAGACGAGATCACCAACAAGAACCGCAAAGACTTTGAATGGCTAGCGGCGTTCATCTTCGACGTGTCTGAAGGACAGGGTAAAGAGCGCATGGAGTCGGGTGCTAACAAGGAACGGGAGAATACAACCTACTGGAAGTCGATGGCGCTTCTGTCCTCTAACACTCATGTAATGGACTACCTTACAGGCGCACGCAAACACTCCTCCGAAGGTGAGATCCGCCGGGTGCTTGAGCAGACCATGACCGACGTGATCCGTTGGGAGCCTGACGAGATCGAGACCCTGCAACTGCTGAAGTCCAACTACGGGGTCGCTGGTGACATCTACGCTCAGTACTTGGTCGACAACTTTGAAGAGGTGCAACGAGTCGTATCAGAGACAACAAAAAATCTTAAAGCTAAACTTAATTTCAGAGATGACGAGCGCTATTGGCATGCTGGGTGCTCGGCACTTATAGCCGGGGCGATCCTCGCGGAGCGGGCTGGGATCGTGAAGTACCCCATCGAGCGCATCATTTCGATACTGAAGAACATGGTCGACAAAGCACGGGATCTAGTGAAGTTAAACGTCCGCACAGCCGAGGACATCCTCAACTCCTACGTCAGAGAGTTTTATGGGAAATTTGTTGTGGTTAAGGCTCTTGATGGGGCGCTTGCCGCTTCGATTGGGGAGCACGGCACGATTGACCAGACCATCACGAGGAGCGAGATCTTTGGGCGAGTGGAGCATGGCGTAACGCCGGGGCAC